CACACCAACGGGAAAACGTGGAATACCAAGAGTCGTTAGGTTTTGGTATCGAACTGTAAGTTGTTTTCCTATATAGTTTCCCTGGTCTTGGAGAAATTTTCGACGCACTTCGAGGGTGCCCTCGGGTCTCACAGAAAATGTATGGCTCCCTACTTGACATATCCAGATCGCCGTACCATTCTTCAAGTCTTCAACTCGTATGTCAGTAAAACGTTCACGATTATTTTTATCTTTTTTAATAAGGCGTTCCATTATGCGGATATTTATATTCTATACTTTAATTAGATGTCGGAATTACCCGTTATAAATTATGGCAGAATGGAACGACTTAGGCCTCCAGTAAGTACTACAGTACAAATGAATTTGAATACTTTTTGTGTTATTTTGATAATTATATGTGTATTAGTAATGTATAAACGCTCAGTTGGAATTACTCAAGAGCGTGAACGATTCCATACTTGAGACAGTCTTTTGGTGAGAGGTAAATATCTTTCTTCATGAGCTTCTTGAGCATCTTATCAGGAATCATTGTCTTTTCGAGATACATATTCTTCAACATTCTCATAAACTTATCCGTTGATTTCAGCTCATGTTTAAGTTCCTGGAAATTACCCCACATCTCGGTAGAAATTTGATGAATGAGAACGTATGCATTCTTCCCCATTCGCCTCTCAGAACCCCCGAGAAGCATGAATGTAGCTGCACTACAACAAGAACCTTGGGCGATTGTAACGATCTTTACACGAGATGATTCGAGAGTGTTCATCATCGTCATACCAGCAAAGATGCAACCACCTTCACTCATGATATGAACCCTAATTAGGGGTTCGTACCCAAAGAGTTCAGCTTTCTTTTTAAGAAGTTCAATCTCCAGCTTCTTAAATTTTTCAACGAAGTCAAGAGCGTTTTCACGATCAACGTCGGCATAGAAAAGAATCTCATTTCCGATAACTTTAACACATTCATTCTCTTCAATTTCTTTTTCATCTTCCGTAGGCATTGTTCAATGCTTTCTTTACTCTTGTGACGTCTCTCGATTTTAAGCCATTTCCAACAGCGAGGTGATTGATGACATCAAAATCTTGTGAGGTAATTTTATACTCCAGCAGTGGCGCCAAGTCTCCTTTTTCTGCATATTTCTTTAATAGGCACAACTCTTCCGTACCCAACCCCATCCTCGATTTCTTCTTAATTTCCTCATACTTCTGTTTGCGCATCTTGTAGTTTCCAAACTTTGTCCAACAACTCCCAGGTCTAATTTTATCTCTCACGAGTGGCTGACCGAGTGCTGTCTTTGGTATCGTTAGAGCATGTAACACAAAATAGGGCATCAGATTCCATTCACCTTGAGAATACATATGTGTGTCATACATGTCAGCATCCGAAAAGGATCGTGATGCTCTTATGATGTCAATACCCACCGAGTCAAGATAGTTTTCTTGAAATATATCCCATATATGACCATGTTCAGATATTCCATCGTATATTTCTATCGGACCAGGGTCTGAAAGAACTCCAGCTATGAATTCTTTTGGGCTTTCAAAGTCATCAATTTCATCATACCCCTCCATGTATGTAAAAAAGTTTCGTATATTTCCTTCTGCTCGCACAGCAGCATTTTCAACTTCGGGTCCCGTTTTATCTGTCAAGGTTTTCAAAACCGTTGGTGTATGTTTAGGGATAAATACAGTTTCAAAATTTGGATACATACACATATTCGTTGTGGTCACCAAGAGGGATCCACGAGAAATTCGATCACCATCCGCAACTTTCTCTATTATGGGTTTGAAACTGGGATCATAGTCCTCGATAAACACATGTTTTGTGGAGGGTTTTATGAATGGGAGGAAAAGTGATTTACTCTTTAGATGTTCAGATAAAAGTTCAACATTATTCAAACCTTCAAGGACAGCTTTGAGTACATACGATTTCCCCACCCCAAATGAACCGCATATGAATACATTTTTTCGTTCACGAATGTACTTACGAATCAGATCAATTCGTTTTGTGTGTATTGTGGAAACAATGGGATCTTTTTTTTGCTCAACTATTTTAATGAAGGAATCCATTGATGACTTTACTAATCAGGCCATAGATTTGGTGCTTGAAAATAACGCACTTCATAAACGTATCGTAGAACCTTTAAAAAGGAAAATTTTACCATACATTGTTTCAGGTATTCTTACCAATGTGGTAATGTTTATTCTTTTGGTGTACCTTGCTCGACGTCTATCTCTTCTTCCTCTTCCTCTTCCTCTACCTCTACTTCCTCATACTCCTCTGGGTCTTTAGATAAAAACGCACCAACCTTTTCAAAAACAGTGTCTTTGGTCAGGGCCCGAATAGGTTCCACAGTTTTCGGTAATTTCAGGTGTGGTATAGGACGAACAGATAAAATTTCTGGTTTTGTGAAAATACCTTCTATTGGATACTCTTTTTCGAAATTCAATAGAATCTTTTTAGGAACAGCAGGACATTGTTCAAGTAAACGATCGTATTCAGCTTTACATTCTTCAACAAATTTCAAACCCTCCTTTTTACGTTCTTCACGGGGGAGGGCTAATTGAAGTCTAATATTTCTCGAAAGACTTCCATGACCTAATGCAGATGTTCGATGGTTCTCCATCAACTCATTCACCTTGAGGAACTGCATGATCGTCGCGATCAAACCCGCGATAAGATTCAAACCACCAATGATTGATGGTGCTGCTGGTTGTATACTCAGAGGTAAAGTACTCTGCGCAAAGTTTGCAGTACCCGTGATGGTCGACAAGACAATGACTGGTAAATTAAAACGCAGACTCAATTTTTTATACATCAGAAAGGATCGATGATGCATATATCTGTAACACGCACACGCCTCACCCCATTGACGCAGGACGTTCTCGTGATACTCATTCCACATATCTTCCATTTTAATTTCTTCTGACATCTTATAATAGATGAACATAATATTTTTCATGCACGTCATATTTCTCGTGGCTATACTGATTGTCCCGTTCACAAACAACCAGAAGAACCTTGAATTTTATTCAATGCTCATTCCATTTCTATTTTATCATTGGTCGGTAAATGATGACACTTGCGCGCTCACCCAAGCGGAGATGTTCGTGACAGGGAAACATAAAGAGGAAACATTCATGGGACGCCTGGTCGGTCCAATCTATAAGATGGAAGATAATGAAGTGAATAAGGTGACCAAGACCCTCTTTTTCGCACTTTGGGCATTTGTGCAGTACCGACTTGGACATTTTAAAGAATTTACAAAGGATATCAACCAGACACTTAAAGTTATGAAGCTACGATAAAATAGTCATGGACATTACACTTACTAGGGAAATCGAGCGCATGAAAAATGCTAAAGAGGTTTACCAAAAAGAATATGTATCGAATATTGAAGAACTTGAGGAGAAGGTTGAGCGTCTCGATACACAGGTTGATCGCACCGGATCCGAAATGAAGAGAGAAATTCTCGAAAAGCATAAAAATCTCTACATACAGGAAATTGAAAAACTGGATGCAACTATCGAAAAAACGACTAGATTCATTGATGATAAAGTTGCAGCATTGGAACTCAAGTTGAGAGAACTCAACAAGGAGAAGAAATCATTCGAGTACAACATCAAGAAACTTGAGGAAGCTATCCAAAGGCGAAATACTGCTGAGGTATTTGAAATGTTTGAGACTGTAATGAACGCACTCAAGATTTTACGTGAAGAGAGTACCTAAACTTATCAAAAGAGTGTACACAAGACTTGAAATTGTCGTACACGATCATACATAACGCATCAGCTATATCGTGTTTCCTCTCATAAGGAATTTCACCTTCTATGTATTTTCCCGCTATGGCTACTGTTCTTTCCTTACGTTCTTCATAATCCAAGTGTCGCATCCCAAAATGCACATGCATGCTCACAGGTGAAACCAATATAACCTTCTCTTTGAACATGTAATGTAATAAAATCTCAATATTTTGAAAGCCACCAGGTGGTTGTCGTTCTATAAGTATTTTGTCGGCTGAATCGAAAATACTTTGGTGATCTTCTACAAATAAAGGAATGGTGTCTACAAAATCATTTGACTTTATATATTTATAATCTTCCAAACTTACCTTCTTTAGGAACTCCACCGTA